CCTGTATCGGTACGTTTGCAGCTTGACGTTCGGCTCTTGATCTATCCTCGCTACCTTCCGCTGTGATGTCGGGTAGGTATCTTCTTCTTCCTAGAAGTGTGTACGCAAAACCAGTCTCTCTTGGTGTAGCAATAGAACTAGCAAAGTAGTGCGCTACAGCGGGATACCGGTTCATGTAGGCGTCGATCTTCTTCTGTGCTTCGTCGGGTGTGCATCCTAGTCTTTTGGCAAGTGTCCAGCGTTGCATGCCGTAATTCAAACCGAACCCAATTGTTTTCGCTTCCTGCCTCACCTTCAGGCAATGCAGAAAGTACTCCGCCTCCTTCTTTGGTAAAGCCTTTAGTTCTTCTTCTGTCATATCCTTGGCGCGCTTTATATCATCGTATGGCACACCGAACACAATGGATGCGTTGCCCATGTGAATGTCATGGCCGCGCAGGAAGATGTCCAGCATATCTTGCTCACCGGCCATGATGGCCAGGATTCGCATTTCCAGTTGGCCGTAGTCTCCAACGATTAGTTTCTTACCGGGCGGCGCTATGAAAGCACGTCGTATGTTGTACTTGTCAGCTTTCTTGTCTTCATTTGGCCGTTTGATGTTCTGCAGATTGGGGTTGGATGATGAAAGACGGCCTGTCACTGCGACGTGCTGATTGAAGTCGGTGTGTATTCTGCCATCTGGCTGTACACGTTCCAGCATACCCAACACGTATGTACCGTGCAACTTCTTCAAGTCCCCGTACTGTCGCTTCAGTTTTAGCACAGGGTCGTTGTAAATACTTTCTAGGTGGGACAGTGACGCATCATCTACTGATGGCGCTCGGACCCCACTCTTACCACCTTTGGTGTATTTGGTAATCGGGTAGCCCTTCACATCGTACAGGTCGTGGATCAGCTCCTTGTTGCTGTTGAGGTTCATGATCGGTGCGCCGGCCGCTGATGAGATCCTCGTTACCTCCCTGGCGATGGCGTCCATATCATCAGTCATAGGTTTGTCGAGCGACCGAAGATAGTCCTGGTCGATAACGATACCAGCCCTCTCACATTCGAACAGCACTCTTGTGAATGGCAGCTCGATTTGGAAGTACACATCCGCCAGTGTCTTGAACTGCTCGGACACCCATGATGGTGTGGGCTGCATACAGGATCTGGTTGGGGCGTTTCTTAGTTGTTGGAATAGCGTGTGATAGAGTCGGTAGGTGCCCCAGGCGTCATTGGTGGCGTATTCCACCAATTTCGGGAGATCGTACTTCCTACACCAGAGTATTGCGTCCTGCACTGTTTTGAAACGACCACCAGCTTGTACTTCTTCCGGTGTGGAGTTCCTGGTCAACTTCCCAGCGGTGGAGAAGTCAAAGGTGTCCTTGAAGTCGTTCCATCTATACCCTAACACCTGCTCTGCCATACTCTTTAGGTCGTGTGGCATATCTTCGTACAGTAGGGAGTGCATGACGATAACGTCCAGCATCTCCCCAGCCACATTGATCCCTACATTGGCTAGGATGGCACAGTCGTACTTCGCGTTGGCGAAGATCCATTGTCTGTATGGGTCGTTGAATATGTCTGAGAAGTATTGAAGGGTTGACGCAGGCATACAGACCCTGCGTGGTCTCATAGCGTCGTCTTCCCAAGCTAACGACCAGAACAGCGGGATGTCCCGCATCTTGTTCAAACCAGTTGTTTCTGTGTCGATAGCTACAAGACCCTTGTGTTTTAGTTCTTCTACTACCCGGAGTATGGCCGGCAGGCCATTGCTCTGTTGATTGTCCGGGTCTGTATCAGGGTCCAACCACTCTGCCGGTGGCAGGTCCACATTCCAAATGGGCATGTTGGTGCTCCAAAGATACAACAAGGGGGGCGTGAGCCCCCCTTGTGTTCTGTTATGCACTATTTGTTACTACCGTACTCGTATGCCGGCTGCCTGACCGGCTGTGCTTCCGCGCTTTGCTCGCTGGAAGCGGCTTGCCACTCCTGGCTATTGGGTCCGCCGGCCCCGAACAGTCTATTCTGCGTCTGTATGTCGGTGGGGCGGATGAGCTTGGGAAGGTCGAGAGGAACGTGGAAGTTCTTTGCCATATCGGCATCGAATACCGCTATCTCCGGCGGTACATAGACGCCATCATAGGCTTCCTCCCACTCGTCGATCTTGAGCTCGGTACCATTCGTATTCTCTGACACCTTCCTGTGGACGTGCAGCAGCACGTCGAAGATGGTAGCCGGTTCTGGGTTGTTGCACTTGGTGCACTTGCTGTACTGCCGTGGTACATCGAATGTCCCGCATACCGGGCACAGCATCCTGCCCTTTACGGCGTCGAACACATCCTCTTCTTTGATCTTTGTTTCGCCGTGGCGGAAGAACGGATGCTCGCATTCTTCGTTTGCGCAAACGAACGCCTCCCAAGTTATGCTGTTTCTGGATCGGCAGTTCTTGCAGCACCTCCGCAGCATCTCGTCCTTCTCAAGCAGCGTGGTATGGTGGCTCACGCCCATGTCCCAGTGCAGTTTGTGCGCTGGCAGTACCAATTTGCCCTCTGCGCAATACCTACAGTTGTCGATCTCGCAACGAACCCACTTCCAGTACGGTTCGCCCTGGTTGTTGCGCTTGATAACCCCATCCTCGTCCACTTGTTCGACCCGGTGGTACGGATGATAGTGGATGACACTGAAGCTGTACATGTTACGCTTCGACATCGCGCCTGGTTTCATCTTGCCAGTAATGGGGTCGCGCTTCATAAGGCCGAAGTACAATTCGCACCCTCTGCAAGCTGCAGCCTTCTTTTTGTTGCCGGCCCACGGCCCGGCACTGCACACACTGGACCTCTGGTGGTAGTTATCCCGATGCTCGATCCAACTGTACCACGGGAGGTTTACTTTTATCAGATTCTCCCCAGTCTCGTCTGGGATTTCGGTCGGGTAAGATGCGTTGAGTATCCTCACAATGTCCGGCCTCAAGTGGTTTTTGGTCGGTTGGAATTGATCTACCCATACCGGCCTAGGCCCAGTGGCCTTCTCCTTCGTCTGCGCCCTGTGCTGCACGCCTCCCATTTGGCTCAGTGATGCGTGCGCCCCAACATACGGTGTTCGTCCTGCCATTGTTCTCTCCTTGGTTGCCGATACGACCACTTCTGGAATATGACTGCTGTGTCTAGTACGTGGTGTATCTGTTCTATTGTTAGATCATCAGGTTGTTTATCTTCTGGCAATATGGCTACTTTTACCAGAAGCGACTTCTGCAGCGAGTACCCGCTCTTCAGCGTGCCGTTCCTACCGGCTTCGTTTCCGTCAAGCATCAATATGACTGGGAAACCGTATTGTTCGAGAATCCACTGTTGTTCTCTTGTTGTTTTACTACCTAACAGTGCCACCACGTTGGTGCAGCCTGATTGCCACACCCACATACATGCCTTGAACCCCTCCACCAGCACGATGGGCCGGTTTGCCAGTAAGCACTCCGGGGCGGCTCTGTGGATGTTCCACAGAAGGGCGCTTCTGTTTGGTTCCTTTGCGGCTGGTAGCCCCCATGTCTTGTATTCCTCCTTGTAGATCTTATACCTTGGCCCCTTGCCGTCAATACTACGGCCACTGATCCCGACTAGTTTCCCGTCAACGTCCCGAAGTGGGTACGTTATCCTGTTGTGGTAGAAGTCGAACCCTATGTCGAAAGCGCGTAGCGTGTTTTCCAAGAAGCCCGCGTCTCTAAGTAAGGTTGGGCAATAGTCGAATATGCCCAGCAGGTTCTCGGGTAATGTGTCGTTCGACTTCGGGTTGAATGTTCGTATGTCCTTTTGAGGCGGTGTTTTGACGCGCAGTCTTTCGATCAGTTGCCCGTATTGTAGTTTGATTGCGTATGGCGCCACGCCAATGCTGCGTAAGAAACGGTGTAGGTCGCCAGCGGCGTGGCAAGAGAAGCAGTAGTAAACTCCTCTCGACAGTGACATGGAGAACGTGACCGATCCGTGAGGGTTGTCTGACACATGGAACGGGCACGACGCCATGATGTTGTCGGGTCCCGACCGTTTGACCCTCCGCAAGTACTGTTTGGCTATGGCCAGTACTGTTTCTTGGTCACTCATGTTTTGTTTTAGGTGCCCTCTTTGGTTTGACGCCAAGTATCGTTGTGCTTACTTGCTGGTCTATCAGACGCTTGTGGAGCGCACCCACGGTACTGCCAATACTGTTTTTGTTTGAAGGTGAGCGCGAGGGCTTTGCCAGTCTGTCTTCCGAATCAGACTGTTTTGCTTTTATCATCTCCGCTGTGGAGACCAGTTCCACGAAACTGAAGTCCCTGGCTGGCTCGCCCACTATTCGTATACCGTCGAGCGACCACTCACGTGAACCAGCGACACCTAGTAGCAGCGTATTGACCTCGCGCCCGTCTACCATCCGCTTGGTCTTTTCGTTGATCACACGGAAGGCTGCGGTGGCGTCTTGCCCTATGGCGTCTGAAAACGCGATCTCGTCCAGTTCCGCGGCGTTGTGTTTCGCCGCAGACCTGGTTGCTTGGAACGTGATCACAATCGGTATGTTCATGTCCAAAGCCACCATGCGCAGTTCCCTACTTATCGCTTGAACGCGCATGTTGTCTTTGCTGTACGACTTCGGGGTGTTGAGCAGGTAGGCCCCATCAATACAAGCTATGTTCGGTCTGTACTTTTCAACTTTGCTGCGAAACCAAGCAACTGTATCACTGCCGGTACCGTCTGGTGAGCCGCTTAACGATCCTCGTAAGCAGATGAGTCTGTCTCGGTTGTCTCTCTTCTGTGACTGCTCATATACATCGCGAAATGCGGCTTCATCTTGTGCCGACAGTCTTCCAGTTCTGAGTTCTCTATAATCTACACCTGCGATGCAGGCACTTATTCGTTTGAATATATTATCCGGCCCCATCTCCTTGGTGTACACCAATATACGAAGCTTCTCGCCGGCTAATGTTTGGTCGTACAAGTGCGCGATGAGGTACGCCAACACCCACGACTTCATGGACTTCGGTCTGCCGTAGAAGACAATATAGTCGTCTGGTGCTATACCTAGTGTCTCTTCATTGAGCGCAGGCCACGGGTAGACAATGGGGTACATTGCCCTGCCGTTCTTTGCGGCTTCGTATTGCGATAGCAGCCTTGGCATCGCTTCGGAGAATCGAACGTCCCTATTGCCCTGCGCCCCAAGCTCTACCAGCGTCTGCATCTGCCGCATGTGCTTGGCTATCACGGCATCAGGGTCATTTGTCTCCACTTCCTGCATCATGGCTTCTGCCGACTCCCTGGCTTCCAGGATCAGTCGATTGCGCCTGACCATCATGCACAGGGCTGCTGTGGTCATGCCCGGGTCGTCACATTCAGTGAAACTGGGCATGTGTGTCTTGAACGATTGCACGCCCATAACGGCACCGCGGGAACCAGGATGGGTGTAGAAGTTATATAGATGGGCAAACGCACCTTTGCCGAAGTCTGTTTTGAAGTCGTCGGTGGTGATGCCCCACTCCAGCACCTCACTTATGTTCCCGGTCCTTATGATGCGGCTTATGAGCTGCATCTCGACATTCATACGCTCGTCTCCTTTCCGTTAGGCGATGGACATGGTGCAAATGAGGGGTCGGCGATTGTACGCCGACCCCCAACCACAGGATCGCCACTAGATTGGTGGAGCGTCCTCGCCAAGGAACTCGCCAAGACCCATCTGGTCTTTAGGCACACTAAGTCCGGTCTTTGGTTCTGTCGCGGTATCGCCGGATGCAGTGGTGAACAGCACGTCCCCTACCGCTGCCTCCATGGCCTCGGTCAGTTCCTTGACCTTCGCCATGACACTAGGCGGCCAACTTACTACGGTTGTGGTGGCGTGCGTCCTACCACTTTTGGTGTCCACCAATTTGGCTTCCGCCTTCAGCTCGAACCCAGCTTGGGTGAGGAACGTGGCTTGGAATCCGGCTATCACAATGCCATCTGCCTTGAGCTGACCACGTACCATCAGGTCCTCCCGTATTGGTTGAAGAACTGCCCATCCTGCTCCAACTTTGCCATCCCGTCAACAGCCATGACATGCGCCGTCTCGAATGCTGCCATATAGGCGGTGTTGATGGACTCGGCGTCCTGGTCGCACTGTAAAGTGACCGTGACGCTGCATCGCGTGCTGCCGTAGCTGGTGGAGAAGCCGGCTGTCACACTGACAGAAGCAGCGCCGTTCTTTTTGATGAGACCAGCGGGGTCCGGACCCTTATAGAACTCCGTGTTGGCCACCCCATCCTTCTGCAATTCCATTGATGCGTTCACGGCAGCACCTCTAGTTTCCTCGGCTTATGGTAGTTGGCGGACCGTTTTACGAACGAGCGTTGCAGACCTTCGCTTATCGCGCCCCGTTCGATCAGCGACTCGACCATCTTCGGGTCCACTTTGTTGACCCGGATGGTCTGGACGATACCGCCAAGCTGTTGGAAGTCGTGCTCGTTGTTGCCAAGCGCCAGTAGCAGAGCGTCGCCATCGTACTTTGTGGCGAAATGCTTGAACTCGAACGGCCCGCACGAGATACCGGCCATTTCGTCCTCGCACATAGCGCGCAACCTTTTGTCCGCTGCTTCTAGTGCATCGTTGAACCGCTCGGCCAGTTGCGCGTATTCTTCTATGAACTGCTTATGCCCTTCCACGAATCTGTTTAGTTCTTCTTGTGCCAGAACAAATCGTTCTACTTCCGGCACTTGGTCAATAGGTAGTGTCTTCTTCTTCGTTTTGAGTGACATAGGAGACCTCCGCATCCGAATCGCTGGAGGGCGTTGTGCCGTATGCCTCCAGCATGTATCGTTCATATATCTTCAGTGCTAACCGCAGATCATCCGAGAACAGTTTGAATGGAGAGTCGCCAGAACTGTCTGTGGCTTTACGTAGTACGTATGATGGGTGGATAGTTGGTACGACTGTGTAATCCACCTTTGCCCTGACGACCGGTAAGGTGAACCCCACACCTTTTTGGTACCCCCTTACCCACGCCCCTCGCTTCTCGGTAAGTGATGCTTCGTAACCAACACCATCCACCGATATCGTTTCTGGTTTGCCTCTGTCCTGTGTGATGCTGACGGGGTGGCCAAATAGCGCCTCTGCTGCTGACCCGCCGAGTGCCACAACAACAATCGGGTCGACTATGTACAACTCTTGGTGCAAACGTGGCCAGCATGCTTCCACTGCGGATTTGGACGGCGGCACATCTTCCCAAACAGGAGCTTTGGGCGCCCGGCCACGGCGTTTCATAACTGGATTGCCGTCCTTGTCTATCTTCTGTTGGCATGATCTGCATGCCACAACATTGGTTATGTAGACCAGATCCGACATTCCTAGCGCGTCCAATACCCTATGCAGCAGGTACCCGGACCTACCCACAAAGGGCTGTCCTTGTGATTCTTCCGTCTCGCCAGGGCCTTCTCCTATCAGCATGATTCCACGTGTCCGACCCTCCCCCTTTACCATTTTAGTGTCTAGTAGTTGCCTCCTAGCGCCAAGCGCGCAGCGCGTGCATCCCTCCCACTCTCTGTACAACTGACCAAGCGACTTCCTAGCGTCCAGTTCGTAGTCTTCAGTTACGGTTTCCACCTGTGCCGCCTCCTCTACCTAGTCGGATGATATCCTCTACCGTCGGAGCTGTTATCCCAGATCCTTCGGCCTGTATTGCCGGACGTAGGCGCTTCAGCATGTTGTCGTATGCTTCCGTATACGGCTGCAACTGCTCCTCCGAGAAGTCGTCGAGGCGTACCAATGTGTCAAAATTGACCAGCATCCATACATTGTCAGTGCCAAACAGACCAATTGTGACGAGGCTGATCATTGGCGTCACGCTCAGCGTCTTGTTGTCCGGCCCGGGGACAATCGGAAACTGTTCTACTACTTGAACACATGGCTGTAGCACGATCGGGTTCGTGTCACCACCCCAATGGGATGTTTTGCCAAGATACCTATGGGCACCGGCAGATACGAGCACCCAACCATTCCAACGTTCTTTGTTAGTCATCTCCAGATTCTCCTTGGTCTATTGCCGGTCATCTCGAATTGGTACGGCCCGCCTTCTTCCACCGGCCAATTACGAAGGTGGTACCGAAGCTTGTTACAAAGTCCTATCACTATCCCAACCGCATCTTCCAAGAATATGATTAGTGGTTCTTTCTTACCGCTGTATAGTCTAAGGGCACGGCCCATTACTTGTTGTATCCACTCCTTTTGTCCTTGCGGCTCTAATATAACAACAGTGTCCAGGGCTTTACTATCCAGACCTTCCCTGCCGTATTTCATAATGGAGAACGTCACCGGCTTTTCATGTATCGCCCTGCGTCTATCGTCGCGCTTGACGTCATAGATCATAAGCCCGGCGTCGCTCTGTTCGCTATCTCGCAGAAGCTGTTGTAGGTACTGCTTTTGTCGCTTCTGCATCTCTCGTTCTACATCCTTCAGGTATTGTATTACCCGCAGTTTGCTACTTTCGTTTGTTGTAAGCGCGGGCTTCTTAATCAACCTTCTGTACAGTTTGTCTTCGTCGCTGGTGACAGACCAATTCGGGCGCGTTACGCGACTTTTCCATTCCCAGTCGCGTGGGTCGCCAGACGGGTCTAGTTCCTGTGGGGTCGGCAGTGGTATGTCGCTGTATAGGGTCTGTGCGCCGTTCCATACAGCCATAAGGTTTACCAATTCGTCGATGGATGTGGACAGAACAAGTATCTTCCTCCCATCCGCCCTAAGTTGCCTTACGCGATTGACGATATACTCAAGCCTTGGTCTGTAGCTACCAAACCATCTGGCCAGCATGCCCAGATGGATCTCGCCTGCGCTGCTGTGTGTTGCGTTTACTACCACTGGGTCGTTGGTATCGAGTTCAAACCCGGTCCACTCAAATTGTATTCTGGGCCGTAGGTCTTGTGTCAGGTCCTTGTACAGAACCGGGCCTATGTGCATGTCATAGACGACATGCATGCCGTCGGCGCGTCTAGGTGTGGCTGTCAGGGCGTACCTACGTCCGTAGAACATATCCGCTGTTCTGGCAAAGGTGGGTGCTCCTACGTGGTGCCCCTCATCCCATATTGCTACACCAAACCAACGCCTGAACTCTTCTGGTAATACATAGGCCCTTTGCGACAGGGTTTGGAAAGTGGCTAGCACAATTGGCTTTTGCCAATCGAAGTGGCTGCCTTCCACTAACCCCACGTCTGTACCTGGCAGGTGCCGTTGTATTTCGTCTCGCCACTGCCCGATAAGTGTTGTATTGTCCATGACCACAATGGCCGGGACGCCTAGTCTGGCTATCAGCTCCAAGGCGATTAGTGTTTTGCCGCTGCCACAGGAGAGCTGTAGGATACCGCCCCTTGCTTGCAGCATGGCGTCAAGTGCTTCGCGCTGTACCGATCTGCCAGTCGGTACAAGTTGGCCTCCATCCAGTTTGTGGTCTAGCCGTATGTGGCTTGTTATGTTCACCCGCTGGAAGATTCTGGGTCTGCAATCAACCACTTCAAACAGTTTTTCGTTGTACCTCCAGAACTCCCTCGGTACTAGGAGGTGGTCTGGCGTCTCCTGCCACAGTTGCAGTATCGTTACTTTTGCGCCACGACCGGAGATCTCGAACGTCAAGGCGCGCTTCAGCGCCTCGACGTTCACAGACCGCTTCGGAACCCACAGCATCGAGTCGAGGTACCCAGTGTAAGGGTCCCGACGCACGATTCTCATCTTACTCTCCTGTCTTCTTCAACAATGGGATGTTGGAGAAGAAGTCCGCCGACACCAAACCGGTGATCATGCACATGCCACGGAAGATCTCCACACCCAAACTGGCCCAAGGCCGTTCTTCTCTAGGCTCGTGCACTGCCAGAACGGAAGGCGTGGAGAACCAGTTCTTCGGCATCACTTCTATTTGTGGCGCTACCACTGGTGCTTGGATGCCGTAGTAGGGATGCTGTTGAGGCGCAGGTGGTGTATAGTTGTAGACCGGCGCTTGCGGTTGCACCGGTTGGTGTGGGTACTGGAAGTTTGGGGATGCTGTGTATGGTGGTGGTTTGGGTGCTGCTGCCGGACATGATTGATTTGGGGCCGCCATGGACTGCGGCAGTGGTATGACTGGTCTACCGGTCTGTTGCTGTTGCCCTTGGACTGGTATCACAGTTGGTGTTGTGCTTCTGGGAATACCGATCTGTACCGGTGCGGCCGATTTGCTCCGCATCGCACGGCCACATTCTTCGAAGTAATCGCATTTGGGTCGAATGTGCGAGCCGTTCGGGCTAGTGTATGCTACATCGTACCCACCTGTGCATTCCGTAGCGTTGATACTCCATAATTGTCCGAAGCAGTCTGGCTTGTCGTTCTGCTGCATGTTCTTCTCCTTTTGTTGAGGGCTAGATCCCAAGCCCTTCAGTTCCCTTATGACGCCGGCTGAACTATCCTTGCGTGAGCAGGCAAAGTGTGCGTAAGATGCCGTTAGAAGGAGACACCAAATGCAAACCAGTGGGCTGATTCTTGATATGCACGACGATTACAGCGGCGAGGTCATCCGTGAGATCTACCCGTCGCTAGGCGACGTACCGGAAATAGTTAAGACGGCACAGAAGCTGAGCCAAGAAGATCTTGACAGCCTGCCGGATGACGTGTTCGCTTTGGTTTTACAGCAGGGCGATACCACGCTGCGAAAGTACGCCTGTGTGGATGAGGGCAACACCATTCTGAACGTCGAATACTTTTTGAAGACTGCGCATAAGCTACCAAAGGAAGCGCAGAAGGTGGCGGCCAGGAACCTTTTGACGGCTTGCGATTGGTACAACATCGAGCCGCCAGAAGAGCTGAAGAAGATAGCGTTCATCGGCGCTTTGGTTAGCAAAATACCGATGGCCGCGAACCTCGTTAGCAAAATACCAGCGGCCCTGAACATCGCTAACAAGGTGTCGACAGGTATCGAAGCAGCAAAGGCTGGCACTGAGGCCATAAAGGGTCTCAAGTCCAATAGCAGTACAATCCAAAACGTGTTCAAGGCAGCTTCTGTCAAACAGGCCGATCTTACGTTTACGGAGACCATGCCGGCGGCATCTAGTTCTGTCCGCACGCCCGAAAAGAAGAAGGCGGTCATTACGAAGAGCGGCGCCGCGACCCAGCAGTACGGTAGCGAGGAACGCGGCCCGCACGCCATGGGGCATTTGGTGCGGCGGCGTCAGGAGGATGCTAATTACCCGCAGGTCAACGCGCCGCCTGCCAAACCGAAGCCATTGTCCAGCGAAGGGGATTGGGACTATCAATTGACCGAAGGCGAGCCGTCAGGCCGTCAGTTTACGGGCAGGGTCATGTCACCGAACATAGAGGTTCGTGGCAAGGATGGGCCGGAGCGGCCGGTGTATGAAAAGAGGGCGTCTAAGTACGCTTTGAATGGCCGCTACCCCCTCGACAACCTGGTGCAGATCAAGAGGGCCGCTGCGTACTTTGACGAGTACGGACCCAGGATGACGCCGGTGGAGCGGCACACTTATTGTGTCAACATGGTGAAAGCGGCCTCGGCTATTGGTATCGAGGTCAGCGAAGAAGCCATCAAGTACGGTTCCGAAGACTACGCACCGGACGACGAGATAAAGTTGGCCATGGACGTTCGTAAAAGCGCGCTCTTGGACGATAGGCACCATGCGGTACTGGACATGCTGCTTGAAAAGCGCGCGTCCATGCATCCGGATGTGTTCTGTCAAGCCCTGTCCCTATTCGATCGGAACACCGGGTTACACCACTACTACGATCAATACATACCAGATCCGTACTGGTCCACCTACGGTGTCGAGAAGACGGCGTCATTTGTCGAGAACATAGCTGGTGAAACGGTGACGGAAGAACAGCTTCGGAATCTGGCATCTCCTGGTGGTGGTACCGGTTCTGCTTGGGCGCTTCTCCGTAAGACCTTTGGTGATGAGTTCGCCGACGAGTTCCACAAGGACCCGGTTGGCATCTTCAAATCGTTACCGAGAGATCAGAAGATCTACATCATGCGGTTGGCGACCGATAACTCCCCTAGTGGAATGGGGGCTTGATGGGCAGCTCCATCGACGACTTCAAGGAGATCTTCCTCCAAACACCACCGGATGGTCGTGCAGAGGTGAATGTGGTGTCCACCCAACCCTCTCCGGCTACCGCTGAAGACCAGCATGTCACGCAGCCAACCGATAAGGATCAGCAGGTGTCCGGTTCGGTCAACCTTCGCAACATCGTGAAGCACTACAACGCCCATCCTGTAGCGCTGGACATCTTGATGACCCAGAAGTACGGGGTGGACTGGTTATTGTGGGAACCGGAAACGATTGAGCTGCGCGTGCCACAGGACTTCAGGGCCAACATCAGCTTCGTCAACCTATCGAAGCTTCAGGCCATGAGGACGATGCACCTGGTGGACTCGTTCTGGCTTCGGTGGGAGGTCTTTTGCTGGTGCACAATGGCGCTAAACGGCGTCCCCCCGGACTTCGAGGTCATGCAAGTACCTACAGTTGCACAGTGTATGATAGCTGTGAACATCGCGAACCGCGTTCGGGATGACGTGGACTGGTCAACGGAGGTCAAGACATATCTAGCTGTAGTTCACCGTCATGATGAGATTCTGGTACCGCAAGCACCACTGGATTTCGTCAAGGTTGACACGGACGGACTGCCGATTGACGTGCCCAATATCCTGAAGCGTTGGCAAGATGTACGCACATCGGAGAAGCCACCGATTGGCGATACTGTAGAGGATGAGCAGCTACGCCGGATGCTGGACGTGTACAAGATCCTGGAAGACTCCAGGGCCAATCTTCGTCAGCAACTAAAGGAGATACTATATGCCTAGCATAACTCCTGAAGTAATGCGTGCGTTCTTGCGGGAAATAGAAAAGACCAGCGCGCCTATCACTCCTATAGCCCGGCGATTTATAGGCGGCGCCGCGGCTACAGGAGGTGCCATGGGCGGTGCTGCTGGTTTCCTTAGTGGATACAACAAGGCCAGGGAAGAGGGGCAGAGCAGAACGCAAGCGATAGGGTCCGGGTTTACGAGGGGGCTGCTAGGCGCTGGTATCGGTGCTGGCGCCGGAGCTGGCATAGGCGCCCTTGGAAAGTTCAAGTTACCTTGGTTGGGCGAGGTAAACCCCGGTCAAGCACTACACAACTTTGGCGGGCATGCGCTGCATCAGTGGACTGGGTACGGCAAAGCCAGTGATTTTGGCGGCGCCACTGCGCAGACCGAACATCATCTACAGCAAGCCATCCAGAGCGGGGACCAGGCTGCTATTGCCAATGCAAGGAAAGCCCACGAGGCCATGCAGAAGGCGGAGGAGATGGGTCTTACCAGTTTACCAGGTGCGGTCAAGGCGTTCGCCACCAGGCCGAGAGAAGCGGCGCGGGCTGGCTGGAACGCGGCGATACACGGAACCACAAAGGCACAGAAGGCGCTTATGTTTGGTGTGCCCGCTGCGCTAACTGGTGTGTCCATGCTTATGCCAGGTCAAGATGCAGAGAGTAGGGCTAGAACATTGGGCTCATCGTTGGTATCCACTGTGCCCATGATGCTACTTCCATGGAACCCGGCCAGCATGACATTGGCTATGGCACCGGCAGTGGCTGGCCTACCCGACATCAGCCCATTCAGCTTGGTGTCCAGTGGCGCTGCTGATGTGGGTGGGGCAGTTGGCGGTGCAGTTGCCAAGGGCGTAAAGGCCATGACCGGTTCCGTTGCGCCGCCCACCAATGGGCAGGTAGCTCCGCCTGATCAACAGCAGCAAGTTGGGGGTGTAGCGTGAGCTTCTTTGGAGGAATGCAGGGGCTGGCGACCGGCCCTGGGTCCAATCTTAGGTTCGCGTCCACTCGTGGTCGTATTCAGGGTAGCCCGGCGCAGGGGATGAACTACCCATCCCCATTCTTTGATATCGCACATACTTACCTACCGATCACGATCAAGTCCATGTTCCGTTGGTGCAGGTATTACTTCCTGACCAACCCCATCCTCAACGCGGCGGTGTTCAAGTTGTCCGAGTATCCGGTCACGGACGTCATCATTGAGCACGAAAGTCAGGAGGTGGTCCGGAAGTGGACTGAGTATTGGCACGAGCACCTTCGCTACCGTGCCTTCCAAGTTGAAACCGGTCTGGATTACCACACCTACGGCAACAGCTTTCCGGCCATCAGTTACGAGATGATCAAATGGCTGAAGTGCCGTTACTGTGGGTGGAGCGAGCAAGCACTAAGGTGCAAGAACAACTGGCTCTTTACGAACAACGAGTTCCGACTTACGTGCCCCAAATGCGGTAACTCCGGTGACGCAGAAGTACATCAACAGTTCTTGAAGAACCCATCTGGTATTAGGCTGATCAGATGGAACCCAGAGGATATTGAAATCGACTACAACCCGATCTCTGGGCGTTTTACTTACTTCTATACGATCCCGCCCACACTCCGTAACGACATCACGGTCGGTCGTAAGGATATCGTTGCTGACATTCCCCAGGTCTTTATACAAGCAGTAAAAGAAAACAAAGGCATTGTTTTCAGTCCGGATAAGCTCTTCCATTTGAAGAGGCCGAGCCTTGCTACAATAGATCGCGGTTGGGGCATTCCTCTTCTACTGCCCGTGTTGAAGGATGTCTTCTACATGCAGATCATGAAGAAGGCGCAGGAGGCCGTTCTACTTGAACACATACTGCCGCTCAGGATTCTGTTTCCGCAGGCCGCGTCTGGTACTAGTGATCCATTTACTACTATCAATCTAGTTGAATGGCGAGAGCATGTGGCCAACGAGATTGCCCGTTGGCGCATGGACCCGAACTACATTCCGATCATGCCGCTTCCGGTTGGGCAACAGACGCTGGGTGGGGATGGCAGGGCTCTTCTATTGACTGGCGAGTTACAACAATTGAGTGAGCAGCTCTGTGTTGGTGCTGGTGTGCCACGGGAGTTTCTGTCTGGTGGTCTCTCTTACGCCGGTACCAAC